AGTCTTAACCAATGATGGATGATTGTCTAAACGGATTGCCTGTTCTACTTCACTTAATTGATTGTAGATAAACTGTTGTGTCTTGGCAATATCCTGAATAGCACTAACACCAAAACCTCTAACTAGACTCTTTTGATTGTAAACAATAACTAGGGGAATAAAGCCTAATTGGTTTGGCACTACTGTTTCAGCTAGTTCTTCACGAGTATCATAGTTGACTTCGTGTGTTGTGATTGTATCTACTGTCCATTCTTTAACAGTTTGTACAGATCCATTGATCTCTTCAACATATTTGACATAGACTAGTTCATAGCGTCCTGTTTCTCCACGCTCCCATCGCCAGTCTATAACAACTAATGGGCTTAGGATGGTAGCATATGGTCTAACACCAACAGCCATTTCGTCGGCTTTGGTAACAGCGCCAATATCAGGTTTGACCATTAAGACCCAGCAATGTCCGAATACGCTTGCCCATGTTGAAACTTCTTTCATAAAGCTATCAAGGTCGCGGCCATCAAGGTCTGCATCTTCTAGAAAATCTAATGTTTCAGGAAGGCCTTCTAATGTGCCGAGATCACGCTCAGGTTTTTCTTGGAATAAAAAGCTATTGTAGACATTGATGACCGATTTACAATGGTTATGGAGAGGGGTTTGCTGTAAGCGTTGCCCATACTCCATGTCTGTTTCTAATGCATATCTTGTTAGCAATTGATAGCGTTGATAATCTTCGCCACCCATATAACTAACTAAAAGAAAACGCCAATTAGCCCTGTTGTAATTGTAAAAACGATTAGGGGAGGCAATGCGCCCCAGTTGTTCGTCAACAATTTGAATTATACTCATACTCTATGTCCTTGTATTGTTGGGCCTTGGTAAACACCCTGATGTCCCCAACGCTGTGTGTTTACTGGATACATCGATAAATCTCTCTTCACTGGGAATAGATAATCAACCATATACCCCAATGCATCATTCATATGGTCATAGCCACTGTCTTTATCTGGCTGTACTGTGCCTTCCTTATAGGTATGACGCTCTAATGATTCTATCGTGTATTTACATGAGTTTGCGATAAACAGGTGTCTTTTACCATCAGAACCGCATAATCTGGAATTGACAGCATTGATACGATCTCTAACTTGTGTGTGGGCATTAGGGGCTTTAACAATAAATCCATTGTTAGCTAAGATAGATAAATCTGTCGCACCTCCTGCTGATGTCTTACGCTGTCTTGCGGCAGGATCAGGATAGATCCACATTTTACTCTTGGGGTAACGCTCTTTTAGTTCATCAGCCATTTCTTGTGTGTTGCTGGAGAACATTCTAATCTCATCGACAATGAATAAATCATCATTACGGCGCACGGCAATTACAGCACTCATAGGATCAATGTTAAAGTCCATACCTATATAAAGCACATCAACATTGATATTCTCAGGTGGTGTTATTGTGTTCAGCTTACGGTCAAAAGCATAATAGATTCGGCCACTATAAGTTTCAAATGTAGCCATGAATTCTTGACGGAATTGTCTCTCATCAAGGTCACGCATTGCCGCATCTATTTCTGCCTTACTTACTTGCCCACCATCAATAGTGGTGTACTGAAAGCTCTTCCAAGCATCTGGAAACTCTTCTTCCATTTGATACAGTTCATAGGCCCAGTTTGTAATACCTTTAGGAGTACCAATGAACATAGCTTTACCTTCACGATCAGCTAGCGTAGGACGCAATACTTCAAAGAATGCTTCGGGATCCACATCCGCGAATTCGTCCATGATCAAATAGTCAAGTCCAACTCCACGCAAACTGTCTTCATTGTCTGCACCTTTTAGTGCTATGGTTGATCCATTCTTTAATTGGATACTGAGTTCACTTTCATTTGCCTTGCGGATCCAGCGTAGGTCAGTGAGCTTTTGTTTTAGCTTGCGCCATACAATCATCTTGGCCTGTTTGTAAGTAGGTGCAACATACCATACTTCTTGGTCCGGGACTCTGGCGTGGAAACAAAGTTCTCTTATAGCCAAATGGGTCTTACCAAAGCGTCGCCCGGCCACAACAACCTTAAACCTATGGTTATCATCCGCGATAGTTTGTTGTGGAACGCTTAATGCCATTAATGAGTTACAAATTTAATAATAGTTTCTAAATGGCCAAAGATCAAGCTGAGCATGGTCAAGGCAACGCCTCCAACCCATACCCATTTATTCTTAAAATCTTTTAGATCATCTAGAAGATCCATGACTCTAGCATGTTCTTTAGAATTTTCTTCGCGAACATGATCCAGTTGGTCGATTAATTTATTATGGCTTTCGGTAAGTGTATCACGAAGATCATCTATCTTCTCAGTTACACCATCCATCTTTGTTTCTAGTACAGCTACTCGTTCATTTGTTGTAGGCATTATAGTTCACCATCCGACCAAGGTAAAGGTTGATTTGCGGCTGAATCCTGGGGATTATCCGATTGTCCCAAGATATTTTTGCCCAGCCAAATTAGCAAAGTAGCGTTACCCGCCATAGCTACTTTAATCTGTGCTGAACGCAGTCTGCGTTTCAGTTCTGCACGGCCTTTTGCAATATAATCCGCAAAGTTGTATTTTAGGGTATCTGGCTTGACTTGGAACCAATCTGCCATCTCTTCTAGAGTACAGCCCATTGCGGCCAGCTTCCATACTTCATCAGGAGGTACAACCTTACGGTTTGCACCTCTCCCAACAACTAAGCCGTCCTTGGTAACTGTGCCCCATTTTGGCTGTTGGCGGGATCGATATTCCCATTTAACTGCGTATTCCTGAATGGGAGTCTCAGCCGGAATTTCACACGCACAGTCGTGTTCGTGTGAGCATTCCGTGTTATTAACTGTATTGGGTGGAGTCGCGACTATAACGCCGCTGTCGATTATTGTGGCCATCTTGTATTTATTGGATGGCTTAAAAATCAGTCAATTATTGTGGTAATTTAAGTAAGATTTGTCCTATGGCCGTACTAAGGACTTCTTCATTATGTTGTAGCTGTTTAATTAATTGATTCTGCTGTTGCAACATTTTAGTAGCTTCTAATAACTGTTGCTGGCTTTCTCTTAAATTAGTTTCTAATAGGTTTATACGAACATTGTTCTGTATAAGCATATCGTAAGGGTCGATATTAAACTGTATCATCATTTAGCTCCATTAGGTCGCTAAAATTATTTACTCGATTAAAAGTTTGTGTTAGGATAATAGCGTAATCTGTGCCTTCAAACAGCTTGTTCCAGCGTTCAATTGGGGCCATGGCAAAGTCTTTGGGTAAATTGTTTCTTTGCTTACCTTTGGCTTCATTGACCATATCTTGTATGATATCTAATACACTACGATTAGTGCCCTGTGTGGTCTTAAAGCCTTTTAAGGGTTGTCTAATAAAGTAGTTCCAATCTGGATCAAGTTCTATTGCATCAGCTATTTCTTGTACGCAATGTCTTATATGTTTGCATAGCTCTTGGCGTTGTTCCAAGGTTTGCTTTACATAAGTGGTTGAATAATTAAAGCCTTCGCGGGGAAGCAATTTCTCTGTTCTTTGGTATCTGATTACTTTCATTTTGTTCTAGCCTTTCTTTTGTGAATATCCATGCCTCTAGTTCTATAGTTTGTTTTGCTTAATAATTGTTTATATACGCCTTGTTTTTGGCATTGTTCTGTGCGGGTAATTAGGGTAATGTTGTCCTTTGTCCAGGCCTTTTCCCAGTCTATGCGGGTCATTACTAGATCATCACCACCACGACCTCTTTTGTCCCAATAGCCATTCCACAGTTGGTAAAAGTCTTCAAAGTCTAATTCAAATTCTTCTTGGCGATATTTGGCCTGTGCTTTTACCTTGAGAAAGGGAATATACATGCTGTGTTTGTAAGGGTCCGGACCGCATTTCCAAACATGTGGTCTTTCAACACCTCTGGCATTGCCTCCCTTTGTTCTTTTAACTTTATCGATTGGCATTACTTGCCTCCTTTGATCTTGTAATATATTTATACTATATAATAAAAAACCGGTAGATATCAAGCATTTCGGCTATATCGTTTCAAAATGTATTCAACATATCTTCTTTGCTTTTGACTGAGCTTTCGATTTTCTCGCCAATATTTCAAAACTCTAGCAATGAATTCAAATTGTCTAGCAGTAGTTTGCCAATGTAGTTCAGGATGGGTAAGCCAATGTTCGGCATCTTGCATTAATATCTCATCTATCATACAAATATTTAGTGGGTTATAAATATAATATGAAAAAAATTTGTGTATATGCCATTGCTCTTAATGAAGAAAAATATGTAGAGAAATTTGTAGCCAGTTGTAGGGGTGCTGACCTTATTGTTATTGCTGATACTGGTTCAACAGATCGTACAGTAGAACTAGCCCGTAGCTTAGGTGTTAGTGTTTATGAGATCAGTATTAAACCTTGGCGCTTTGATCATGCTCGCAATGCTAGTCTAGCTCTTATACCTGCAGACTATGATATCTGTGTTAGTATGGATTTGGATGAAGTTCTAGTAGAAGGTTGGAGAGATCAAATATTAGATATATGGACTCCTACTACTACTCGTATGCAGTATAGATTCAACAATGGAATGGGTAATATATTCAATGCTACCAAAGTACATGCTAGACATGGATATGCTTGGCATCATTTGTGTCATGAAATGATTGAAATAGATCCTCGCATGAAGGAAACTTGGGCAACTACAAATGAAATCTTAATTGAACACTATCCAGATCCCACCAAATCTCGTGGACAATATCTATCCATGTTAAGAGCTGGAGTTACAGAAAGACCACAGGATCATAGAGACAGTTGGTATCTAGCTAGAGAATTTTATTATGTGAGTGATTGGAACCAAGCTATTAAAGAATGGGCAAGATACTTAAAATTACCCACAGCTACTTGGCATCATGAGCGTAGTTTTGCACTTCGTCATATGGGTAAATGTTATATGCAATTAAAAGATCATACCAATGCTCTTAAACACTTTAGACTAGCTATAGATGAAAGCCGTTATGTTCGTGATACTTGGTGTGACCTAGCACAGGCCTGTTATGAA